TTGACCTGATCAGCGAGGGCGAGATCTATGGCCTTAAAGACGGTCTGAAGTCCATCTATGTTGATAACACTCCACTGCAAAATGCGGACGGGTCGTACAACTTTCAAAACGTCAGCGTTTATACCCGCACTGGCACACAATCCCAGACCTACATTCCAGGTTTCGACGATGTTGGAAATGAGGTTGCTGTCGGCGTCACGGTGCAGCAAGCCACGCCCATTGTTCGCAGCATTACCAACACAGCCGTTAATGCGACAAGGGTCACCATCACGGTTCCTTCGCTTCAGGAAATACAAGACAACGGTGACATCAATGGCGCCAGCGTGCAGTTACGCATTGCTGTGCAATACAACGGCGGTGGCTACACCACGGTCATTGATGACACAATTAGCGGTCGCACATCGCAGCAATATCAGCGGCAATATCTGGTCAACCTCAGCGGTGCATTTCCGGTAGACATCAAAATCACCCGCGTCACGGCTGATAGCGGCAGCGCCAAGCTCAACAACGCCTTTAGCTGGAGCAGCTACACCGAAGTCACTTACGCCAAGCTGGCTTATCCCAACTCGGCGCTGATTGGTGTTCGTATTGACGCTGAACAATTCAGCAGTATTCCAAGCCGCTCCTATCGGATCCGTGGCATCAAGGTCAAGATTCCAAGCAATGCCACCGTCGATAACACAACGGGGCGGCTGATTTATTCAGGTGTTTGGAACGGCACGTTTGGCGCGGCGCAATGGTGTAGTGATCCTGCGTGGTGCTTATGGGATTTGCTGACCAGCACCCGCTACGGATTTGGCAATCACATTGACACCACCCAACTCGACAAATGGGCGTTTTATTCTGCTAGCCAATACTGCTCAGCCTTGGTGCCTGATGGCTTTGGTGGCACCGAGCCGCGCTTCTCTTGCAATATCAACATTCAAACTGCCGAAGACGCCTACAAGCTCATCAACGATATGTGCTCGGTGTTCCGTGCCATGCCGTATTGGAGCACGGGCTCGCTCACGGTTGCGCAAGATAAGCCATCCGATCCTGCGTACCTTTTCACCTACGCCAACGTCAGCGAGGAAGGATTCAGCTACAGCGGCTCCAGCCTGAAGACCAGGCCGAACGTGGCCGTGGTCCAGTACATGGATCTCGACCTCAGAAACACGGCTTACGAGGTGGTCGAGAACGCGGCAGCGATCGCCAAGTACGGCGTCATCAAAACCGATGTGACCGCCTTCGCTTGCACCTCTCGCGGTCAAGCCCATCGTGTTGGCGATTGGCTGTTGTACACGGCCAACTATGAAGCGATCGAAACCGTCACCTTTACCGCATCCATTGATGCTGGCGTGGTGGTCAGGCCAGGCCAAATCATCGAGATCAGCGATCCGGTGCGCGCTGGTGCTCGGCGCGGTGGGCGGATCCATTCAGCCACAACAACAACTATCACGGTTGATGACGCCACCGGCTTGACTGCAACCAACACGCCCACGCTGTCAGTCATCCTCAGCGATGGCACGGTGCAGACGCGCTCGGTCTCCAGTGTCGCCGGCAATGTGATCACCGTTTCCTCGGCATTTAGTTCAGCGCCAAATGCCAACAGCGTTTGGATCTACGAAACCACGGACATCCAAACAACCACCTGGCGCGTATTGGGCGTGCAGGAACAGGATCAGTGCAAATACGCCATCACGGCGTTGGCGTACAACAGCTCGAAATATGACTACATCGAACGCGGCGTTGCGCTCCAAACCCGCTCGGTCAGCAACCTAAACGCCATCCCGGCTGCGCCCACCAATGTCATCGCATCCGAGGTTCTTTACCAAGCCAACGACCGCGTGCTTTCCAAGCTGGCCGTGAGCTGGACAGCCGTGAGCGGCGTCAATAGCTACCGCGTGCAATGGCGCCTTGCTTCGGGCAACTTCACAACAATTACGGTCAATTCACCGAGTTACGAAATCCTCGACACCAGCACCGGCACCTATGAAATCCGCGTTTACAGCCTTAACGCGGCGGGGAATGCTTCAAGCGTCGCCACGCTGAATTACACCGCCTATGGCCGCAATGAAACGCCGCAGAATGTTGCCGGCGTATCTCTGGTGCCGATTGATCAAGCCAGCGCAATCCTTAGCTGGACCCTAGCGCCTGATCTCAACGTTCGAGTGGGTGGCAAGGTGCTGATCCGGCATTCCATGGATCTCACCGGCGTTGCATGGGATCAGGCTTGCGACATTGTGCCATCTGCATCTGGCAGCCAAACCCAAAAGCAAGTGCCGCTACTGGAGGGCACTTATCTGCTGCGGTTTGAAACTAGCTCGGGCTTCCGCAGTACCAACTCGACCACGGTGGTGACGCATCTGCCAACGCCACAGCCTCGCTTGCTGGTACAGCTTGATGCAGAAGATGCCACCAGCCCACCATTTCAGGGCACCAAGACCAACACGGTCTACGACGCCACCGAGGATGGCTTGGTGCTGACCCGCTCAGGTGGTGCGGTGGCTAGCTCTGGGTCGTATCAGTTCGCATCCACATTGGATCTGGGTGCAACGTTTGATGTCAACGTCCAGCGCCGGCTGCAAACTTTTGCTTACCTGCCTGACGCGCTCTGGGATTCCAAACTTGGCCTGATTGATGACTGGAGCACCATCGATGACACCAACATCGATCAGGTGAATGCCTCAGTGCAGGTGCGGACCACCACCAACAACCCGAGCGGATCACCGACTTGGAGCGCCTGGCGTGAGTTTTCTAATGCCACCGTGCGCGGCCGGGCTTTTCAATTCAAGCTTGATGCCACTAGTGGCGATACCTCGCAAAACATCGTGATTCGCCAGCTTGGCGTGGTGACCGAGATGCAGCAGCGGACAGAGCAGTCAGCAACGCTGACTTCAGGCGCTGGCACCTATTCGGCGACGTTCACAGATACCTTCTATCAAGCACCGAGCATTGGCATCACAGCGGTCAATCTCGGGACCGGCGAGTATTTCACCATTGGATCGGTGACTACCTCCGGGTTCCAGGTAACATTCAGGAACAGCAGTGGCACTGCCATCAGCAGGCAATTCACTTACACTGCAATCGGATACGGCAGGGTGGTCTAAACAGTGTCGCAAGCATCTCTCAGCATCCCCAACGAGTCAGGCGCCGCCTTCAGGGCTGACGTCAACACCAACCTGCAGGCGTTGGGAACGTTGCAGTCGGGCGCCACGGCACCGACCACGACCTACGCCTACATGCTGTGGGCGGATACGACCAACGCGCAGCTCAAGCAACGGGACAGCAGCAATGCCAGTTGGATTGTTCTCGGTGCCTTAGGCAGCACCAACCTCGGCCACGCAACCCTGGCAAGCCCGACCTTCACCGGCACTGTCACCATCCCCGCAGGTGCGAGCATTTCGGGCTACTTGACCACCAGCTCAGCCAGCTCGACCTACGCGCCTCTGGCCAGCCCGACGTTTACGGGCACGGTCACGATCCCAGCGGGCGCCAGCATCTCCGGCTATGCAACCACTTCGTCGCTTTCGAGTTATGCGGCGCTTTCGGGCGCAACCTTCACCGGCAACGTAACTGTTCAAACTGGCAGCCAGCCGCAACTGCTGCTCAACAGCACCGCATCAGGAAGCTGGAAGAGCAATATCCGCTTCCAAAACAGCGGCACTGCTAAATATGAAATCGGTGTTGATACAAATGCTGCGGGCGCCAATAACTTCTACTTCTACGATGCTGTTGCCGCCGTCAACCGCGCAGCAATTACATCCACGGGCGTTTTTCAATTTGATTCCGGCTACGGTTCTTCCGCAGCTGTCTACGGCTGCCGCGCTTGGCTAAATTATAATAGGGCGACTTCAACTATTAACGGCAGCGGAAACATTTCCTCTGTTGGCGTTTCTGGAGGGGGAACTATAACCGTCAACTTTACCACTTCAATGCCCGACGCAAACTATGCTGTATCGCATTGGATTTGCAAAAATAACGAGAACAACGATACGGTTATTTACCTAAGGACAACACCTAACAGTCAATACAACTCAAGCGGGTTTACTGCCTATTCTTCTTTTGGCGGCGGTGGTGGCGGCTTTGGGGACTTTGCATCTCCCCGTATTACTCTTGCAGTTTACCGGTAACTACCATGACCCACATTATTTATCCCTATGAGGACACGATCATGATCCTTACTTCCACAGGAGAATTGCCGCTTCAGGATGTTGCTTTTAAGGACGTCCCTGCTGGCCTACCGTATTTGTTTATTGAAACTGCTGACATTCCAGCAGATTCGTTTTTTGCGGCTGCCTGGGAAGCTGACTTCAGCAACCCTGACGGTCACGGCCTTGGTGCCGACGCTTACTTTGCCGCCAAGGAGGCCAACCAATGATTACCATCAATCTCGATAAAGCGCGCGAGATCCACAAGAACAAGATGCGCGAAGCACGCACACCCAAGCTCGCGGCGCTTGATGTTCAATTTATGCGTGCTGTTGAACAGGCCGATGCCGCCAAACAGGCTGAGATTGCCGCCGAAAAGCAAGCGTTGCGTGATGTAACCAAAGATCCTGACATCGCGGCAGCCACTGACGTGGAAGAACTCAAAGCCGCCTGGCCAGCGATCCTGGGCGATTCCCCCTACTAATGGCAGTCCGCTCTAAAACCGGCACCGCTCGTATTGAGCATCAACCCGGACCTCCTAAGACCACCAGCCAAGGGCAAGGCCAAAACAGTCGCCCACGCCGCCTTGGTCGCAAGCCCCTCAGAGGGCAATGCCGGTAGTGGATCAGGAAACCCGCGCAAACTGGCAACGCATCAAGGATGTGCTGGAAGCAGCGGGTAAAACTGACAATCACTACTACCGCCGTGCCCTTGCCATCCTGGCCGGATCACCTGATCCTTTTGATCAAAACCCGCTGGGTAAACTGAAGGGGTGACATGCTCTGGCGATGGGCGACGACCAACCCAAATCAGT